AATGAGGATCAGAGATTGAACCGTCTGGATTTCTTTCAGGTTGATCTGTTCTTAGTAAATCAGATGAATCTGCTTTATGATATTGAAAATCACTACTTTGATCATCTAATTCATATCCTTCTCTTGCAATTACTTCTATGGAATTCCATTCACTTGCTTTTGATTCTTTAATCCACGGAAAAGTAAAACCACAATCACAATTACCACCACCATAACAAAGATTATCACCAGTATTAGCACCTGAATGTGCTGATACATCATGACCACAATTAGGGCAGTTTCCAGTTTGTGGTACTGCACCTTTTGGTCTACTGTAATATCCTGTATAAGTTTGTTCACCATCTCTTGCCAATCTTTCTCTTGAAATTGGGTTTGGCATTTTACCAAGTTTACCTAAATGTGTTTCAACAGTATCGTTTGCAATTTTAAATGTATCTTCATAAATTTTAATTGGATCTTCTCCTTTTTTATTTAATTGGAATTTACCCATGTAAATAATAATAAAGTTACGTATTTAAATATAATTAAAAAAAGGCGTAAGTCATATTATAGAACGTAATGGCTATTCGCCTGTTACGAGTCTAAGCCCGAATACATGAAATCATTCTATTGACTTACGCATCTAATTTTTGCCGATCTTTTGAATCTGCATACTAAGTATTACACACTTGTATTATAAAAACTTTATTTTTTTTAAGAATTTTAATATAAAATGTAATTATTACAATAAATATTATTAAATATTATAAATTATAATCTATAAACAATTATATTGACTATTTTGTAAAATTAAATTGTGAGATACAGATGTAAATGTGGTTGGTCAGCTAAACAAGTTATGATAGATGATGAAATTTTAGATGAAATAGTAAATCATAGCAAAACATGTTAATTGTTTTTACCCCAACCTCTATATGCTTCATCTGTCTCACATTTTAGACATGAATTAAAGAAACTTGGTTTACCACATTTATTACATTGATTTACCTCTCTAAGATAATCTCTACCATTAAATGACTTTTTAAGTCCTTTAATAAAATTATTGATTATACCCATATAAGAATAGTAGAATAAGACTTAGATAAGTCTTATCTTACCATTCAAATGGATTTCCAGTAATCTTTTTGATTACTTTGTCTACTTCTTCTTTACTTCCAACGATTGTAATCACTGGAATTGTGGTATGTGAGTAACTGGTTGTATCAATTCTATGTGAACCAACTGTAACATCTACATCACTTTCTATTACAATCTTCATGATTGCTTTTGTAGGTGGACAAATACTTTTTGTTCCTTTCATCATGGCTTGTCTTGCATCTTCATTTTTTGGTGTTATGATACTGACTTGACATTTTTCAACTCCCCATCTTGAACTTCCTCTAGATACTTTTGCTCCAATAATTGATTGGTGTCTTGGAACTGTTTTGATCCAATCATCATGGGCTTTTTTATGATCTACACTTGATCTTACAATTGATGGTTCACTTATTGCTTTAGTGATTTCCATATTCCATACATATTTTATGGTTTCAGCAAATTCTTTGATTTGAATCCATTTTATTGAAGGACTTCCATATTCAATTTTTGCTCTACCAATTTGTGTTCCGTCATAACGTCTGTTATTATCCCATCTATCCCACATGATTTTGAACTTTCCATCATTTTGCCATTGGGTTGATTCGACAACATGGATTTTTCCTATGCTAACTGTTCCGTCAACCATATCGATACGAGTTCCCTCTCTTGTGATTTTGACAGAATTTGGAACTATACTACTGATCTTCCATTCTGCTTGTCTTGTTATTTGTTCTGCTGTTGACATTTTTGACACACTACTTTCATCAACTTGAGTGCTAGATTCTGTTGATTGATTCATGTGTTATGTAGATTATACCTCTATTTAATAGTATGTCAAGATTCATAACATACTTCCAAATGAAAAAAGTAGACTTCCAAATGAAAAAAGTAGACTTCCAAAAAAAGAAGGTATGGATAGTATCTTTACTATGGATACTGTTCTATGCGACTGGACAAGCTGACCAAAAACAATCTTGACAACTATCACAACCACCCATTTTAATTAGATTCCCAGAATCACATTCTGGACATTTTTCAAAATTTCCTGCCATTCATATCATTGTATATTTTGTGTATATTAGTATGATTTATATTGAAGTATTACTTAGAGTATATGTTCTTATAAGAATAAACACTGACTTTCGAGTGGAGAACAACAGGTGTTATATCACACACACGGTAGTCAATCCGTTGAAACTCCGTAGCCAATCGGAGGACTAACTGCTCCATCGAAAACAGTGAATTTAATTATCTCCAACCCCCACCTGTTCCAACCCAATTATATCCTTGTCGAACTTCAAGTGCTTTGGTTGAATAAATCATTGCCATGAGAGAATCTTTTGGATGGTTGAATTGTTTTCTTGCCCTTTGTCTGCCATCTGGTTTATCTTCATCAATCTTATCAGTTAGATCTTTTCTTGTTAAGTTTGTAAGATCTGCATAAATAAAATCAATCCTTTGCTTACTGTATGGTTCTGCTGGAAACATTAATTTATGTTTTCTTTTATCTAAATTATATCTGTCATCTGGATCATCAACCATAATTCCCATCAAGTCGATAAATTCCTGTATTGCTGTTGTCTTGTCTATTTTTAGATGTTCTCTTACTTCTCCATGTTCATCTATCTTTTTGTTGAACTGTAAAACATTCTTTGTTTCATCCCCAATACTTCTACAACCGAAAAAGTTAGAACTTCCTACTCCATCAAATGGATGTCCTGTAAGTCTGTCAGTTCCTCCGTCTTGAATTTGTTGTACTTGAATTGCTCCATATCCCAAATCCCCAACTCCGACATCACATTGACATTCGTTGAATAATTCTGCAATATACTTTGCTTGATCAAGTTGGTTTTCTGCTGGTCTTGGTTCCAAGTGAACTAATTGATATCTGCTAATTTTATCCTGTGTTGGACTTTCTGGTTGAAGTATCCATTCAATCATAATACTGATTACTGTCTGTGATGGATTTCCACTTCCAAAGTCTACTCCCATTGTTATTATTACTTCCTTTCCAAACTGATCTTTAATGTCTGCAATTTCCCAAGGATCCATTATCTTTAATCCTTCATTACTGTAGAATAAATTGTCAATCATTTCTCTTGTAATTGGTCTGCGTTCTGCATGATAAAATCCACCTACTACATGACTTGTAAATAAATGAGGACTCATCTTTTGCCTCTTTGCTTCTATTGAATATTTTTTGTCTATGTTATACATCTTTGAATTTGTTGCATCTGCTATACTTAATGGAATATGTGGAATGATTGATTGAGGTATGTGAAATCCATGCCAATCCCTACTCTTTTGTGGTTCATTTGCCTTCCATCTACCTGACATAATCTTCATTAATCTATTATCTGCAATTAATCCCCATTTTGTTGCTTCTGTATCTTCATCTTTAATTTCCCCAAATACAAGATCATTTCTCCAACCTTGACCATGAAATACAATTCCTGCTGAATCTACATAATCCTCATTATTATCAAACACCCATTCACGTTGATCTGTATCTCTCCACAATTGTTCGTAAGGCGAACCACTTTCTCCACCAACTCCAAGTACGCTGACTTTTCCCTGAGTAATTGTCATGACAAGTGGAATACGATCAAAGTATTGCATATCTTGATATTGTGCTTCATCCAACATAATATGACTTGCAGATTTTCCTTCTACATGATGATATTGTCCATGATCTGTTGTGACATAAATTGTACTATTATTTTTTAATGAAATTTCTCCCACATTACCTAATCGGTTTCTTGGAAATTTCTTTAGAATATCACTCCCATCAAAAGTACCAATCTGTAATTTCTGTCTTGAGAATCCAGCTTTGTTTACATCATCATAAGTTACATAAACTAATTGTGAATTTCTTCTAGTCGTTGCTTCATGTGCAAGTATATCAGTAGTATATGTGGATTTGAATATCTGACGACCACCCAAAATAAATTTATTATTAAATGTATCATTATAAATATCTCTCCAAGGTGGCATTATAACTCTTTTTTTACCCTCTGCGTGTGGTCTTACTTCTCTTATCCAATCTAAAACATCAGTTGGCAACTTTGGAAGTTCCTCTCGATTTGCAAGATCCTTCTTAAAGTATCTATCTGGAATTCCCCAAACTTCGGGCATAATCATGATATATAAATATTAGTTATTAAGTATTACTTGGGTTAAATAAAAAAATGGAGTGGACTAGAGTCCTAGTACATTGATCATTACCTTTAATTGTTCCATTGCTACGGCATACCAATTATTGGCAAGTTGTTTCCATTCATCTCTTTCACTAGTTAGTGTTACAACTTGTGATTCTAAGTTAGTAATTTTACTATCTAGAATACTTGTATCACTTGCTGAAACTACTTGAGCATTCAACTGTGTGATTGTTGCTAGTTGCGTAGAAGTTGTATTTGTTAGTGTCACAATTTGTGATTCTAACTCTGATATTTGTACATCTAGTGTTGTATCTCCTTGCAATGATGTGATTGTTGCAAGTTGTGATGCTGTTGTATTTCCTAGTGTGAGGATTTGTGCATTAAGGGTGTCTTTCTCTAATTGTAGAGATGATACCATCTGCTCCAATGTTGAAACTTCAGTACTTGTTGCGTTTAGTGATCCAATCTGTGTGTTTAGTGATTGTATCACTCCATTATGATTCTCTATTGCAATTTTTTGTTCTGCAAGTTTTGTAATAGATTCATTGAACTGTGATGTTACTGTTGCAAGTTGTGTTTGCAAAGTAATCAAGTCCACTTCACCGTCATAGTTTGCTACGTTGTAGATTCCTTCATCTGGAGTTGATTCTACAGGTGCTACATATACTGGTTCTGGTGGTGGTGCAACATATGGTTTCTCAATAGTAATTGTACTGAAATCTCCACCGTTTAGGTCATTGACATAATATGTACCTTCACCAAAACATGTGGTTCCACAGTTTACTATTGGGAACTCTAATGCTATTGCATCGTTTGGAGGAACTGATCCTTCAAACCAACCGTGTGCAACAAAACTGATTGTGGTTTCGCCATTGTTGTGAAAAGTCATACTACCACCTTCCAATATTGTGATATTGAATGGGTACTCATCGACTTCAACATGACTGGTTCCATCTCCTTCAATTGCGTAAGCATTGTTTATGCCTACAGTTGCAATTAAGGTCAAGACCGTTAATGCTGTGATTGTTCTAATCATTAAAGTGTAATTTGAATTACATAATATAAACCTAAGCGTTTAGGTGTTTTTCTAGAAAACAAGTCAGGTGCATATAGTATCTTCTACCATTTTCAAATAGTACTGCATATTCTTCAGGTTCTCCACTGTAGAACATTTGTTTACACTTTTCACATTTCATAATACTACTTAGTTTTTCTTCTATCTCTATTTTGTTTTAACACTGTTAGTATAGAAGTCAATTCATCTTGGTTTAAATCGTTTATCGAATGGTTGGTTTCATCTTCCCCAATAGAATATGTAATTTCTTCATTTTGTCCTTTCGATGTTGAACCATTAGTTTTTACCCAAATCCCACCATTTCTGGAAAATATACCTGAATCATCAGGACTTACATACATAGTGTCATCTTTATAATCATAACTACCTCCACTATCTTTATCTGGATTGACTGTGAACCCAACATCTTTAAGATCAGATATTAATTCGGAATGTGTAGTTTTTATAACTTCCATTCTTGCTTTCTTGTATTCCTCCTGATCTCTTTGAATATTATTTTTTGATGCCTTATTCAAAACTGCTCTTTCCAATATTGGTGTTATATGTTCTGCCAATGATTCAATTAGATGCATATTTTTAGCACTTAACAAAATATAACTATACGAATTAGATGGTCTCATGTTCCACGATGTATGTCTCACTTTAGTTTCTTCTGGAATCATTTGTGTTATATCTTCTTGCTGTATTTCTTCTGGCAACGTCATATGATATCCTACTAATATTTTATCCCAACTATATTTGCCTTGTATGATTGGTTTTAACCCAATAGATGCTGTAACATCATGACTGTCAATTCTATCTGTTAATTCCCATTGAATAGTATTATAATTACCATAAGATTGTGTTAATGTAGGATTTTCGGATGAAATAAAATCCTTTATTTTTTGTTCAACCTTCGTTGCATCTGAATCATTTTTATCTTTATCAATATTCCATCCTTTGTTATTATGATTTAGATCTGGTAAATCCAATCCTTTATCAATATCATCATATATTGATTTTTGTGTATCTCCATCTCCACCTCCACTTGTAAATTGTCCGTTTTCAGGATCATGATTTGGATTACCTCCTTCTTCATTTGAGATGGATAAAATATCATGATATACTTTAAGTGGATCTTCCATAATTATACTACGAAAAACATTATTTAAGTATTAATAGCCGTTGGTTGAATTCATATTACGAATATGACCAGATATATCAGTTTCTTTTCCACCATGTGATATATATTTATCCAACCAATATTTTAACATCTGATCATGTCTTTCATCTGTATATGATGAATTATATTCTTTCATATACTGGGTAAACGCATTTTCTCTTTTATTGTATTCTTGTCTACGATTATCTTTTGATGTTTGTTCATCATGTAAATCTTTTTTTAATTCTGTATATCTTTTATTATCCAAAATTATTTTATTATCTTTTACTGAATCCCATAAATCTTGATATGGAAATTGACCTTGAAATTTCTCACCGTCTATCATATAAGATGTATTCATACCTTCGTGATCAAAATAAAGTTCTACTGTTTTATCATCCATATCATTATTTCCACCTGATCCACTTATAAATTGTCCGTTTTCAGGATCATGATTTGGATTACCTCCTTCTTCATTTGAGATGGATAAAACATCACTATAGATCTTTAGTGGATCTTCCATAATTATACTACGAAAAACATTATTTAAATATTAATAACTATAACTTCCACCATAAACAAAACCAAAATCAGAATCATGTAACTCATCACCCACTTCATATGGTTTTCCACCGTCAGCTCCTGTATAAGTTGTCCAATCAAATTTTGCTATAAACGTGGTATTTTTATCATTCATTGAACGAATATAATCAATTGCATCACTAGAGTCTGGGAATACCTGATTCACATGGACAATATTACCCCATGATTCTGCCATAGTTCCTGAATAACCTCTATGACCATGTGAATAACCTCTTTCCTCTATTGTTCTTTCTGCCATTGAATTGACTGAACTAAATGTATGATTCCTACCATAAACTGTTATGATATCTTCCTCAGCACCCATATTACATAAATAATATAACTATATTTAAACATTAATCGATGTTAGTATAAAGTTGAGTGTCTTTCTCTTTTTTAATTCTGCTACCGTTTCACTTGTTATCTCCTGATTCCAATCCACAATAATATTTGGAAATACTAGTATTTTAATACTTTACAAAATTTGCAGTCTTTGTCATTTTTAATATGTTCTTTGTAATTATTTACTCCTTCCGTATCATACCAATTACTAGTTCCTGTTTCAAATATTTCCCTATGAACCATTAATTCAAATTCATCTGATTCACGCCATTTATCTATATCTTTTCGTTTGCATTCATGGGTTTGATTTATCATTGTATAATATATACCACAATTATCACATCTAATCTGATCCATCATACTCTTTCTCCACAATTTCTGCAAATTTCAACTCTAACTTCAAAGTCATCTTCGTCTAATACATATTCCTCATCTATTGGAAATTCTACATGATCACATGGAAGTCTTGCAACCCTTTCCTCAAGTGCTTCTATTCTTTGAAGCATCTCCCTGTAAAGTTCGCTGTAAGGATCTTCTTCTTGTTCACTCATGTTGTTACTCCATGTAGTTGTTGTAATTTAAGTGTAACTGCCCAGATATGTTTGCACTTTAGATTTCTGTAAATATGATCCTCACATTCGCAAGTTTCCTCCACATAGTTGACATGGTATGGTTTGTTACCATGAACAACTGCATTAGGAGATAAAAGTAAAACGACTTGTTTGTCCTCAATTAGTTTGAAGGCTTTTTCAAGTCTTGGGATTGTTTGGTTATACATTGGTAGCCCTCACTTGGTGGCATGGGATTCCAATCTTTCTCCATCTGTCAACAACTTTTTGTCTATCGTCAAATGCTACCTTTGGATCAAATCCTGCTTCTCTGATTTTTCCTAAGAGTTCTTCTTTAACATCATCGTCTCCTCTAAAGTCATCGTCTGCTCTAAGGAATAATGCTGAATGTTTAATTCCGAATTTTGCAAGTTGTTGTTCAGTGACTTCTCTATGTCTCTCGTTTCTTGCAGAAGTAATAATTACTCTGTGTCCACTTTGAATAAGTGATTTAATTACACCAGTAACATCTTCTTGTTCAACATCATTTTCGAGAATCACTTTAGGATCCAAGAATATATTCCAATTCATTTTTTTCCCTTTCTTGGCACCTGCAACTGCTAGATCGACTCTTGCATTAATATCTACTAGAGTTCCATCAACATCACAGATGACATCAAATTTATCTTGTTTCATGTATACTATGGATAATATACTCTATATAATAGTATCGGATTCCATTTTATCTTCGTCAATATATGACTCTAGAAAATCTATCCTTTCTATTGAGAATGATTCTCTACATTTTTCTAATATTACATCCTTTGATGTTAACAAGTAACTCACATCTTCCTGACATCCCATATTGCCAATGCAGTTTTTTAAAAATACTAGCATTCCTAGATATGTGTAGAAAGAACTTATTGAACCGTCATTTAAAGGATCCATCAATTACTTTGTATTATACTTTTATTTATCAGTTTGCCAAAATTTCTCCAATTAATTCCTGACAACCCATTAGATGTCTTATCTTATCCCTGTTCTTTGATTGTACTCCTGCTTCAAATATTGGATCATTCTCAACTATCCTTACCAATTCATCCAATACCTCCATTGTATGTACCAAGTCTAGATCCGTTATTTGAGGCATAATTATGTTATAATCACTTTTTTAATAAATCTTTCTAAAATCTGTCACTCATAAACTCAACACCATAATTCTTTTCCAGTAAATGCTCGGTTAAGTTGCATGGTATTCCTTCTTCGCCATTTGTCATAAAAGAGGCATCAAAGAAAACATATGCGATATATCTTCCAAACTTACCTTTCTTGAAAACTTGTATAGTTACTTCTTTTCCAAGTATGATATCCCTGACATAATCCCTAACCACAATTCCTTCTAGTTTGGATTTTCCTCTAACCTCTGGTGTATTAATTCCTGCAAGTCTTATCTTCTCTTTTACAGTAATTGAAAATCCCAAGTCCACTTCAAACGTGAACGTGTCGCCATCATACACTTCAATTATCTTTGCCTTATACTCATACATGAATCATAACATCTCTGTTTTATGAATATTATTTTCATGTTCTTTTATTTCCTTAACCGTTCCTTTCATGTGACAGTAATGACACATCATATCTACTCATACCAACCCATTATTAAAATGATCAAGTTCCTGATATAACTTGTCAGCTTTATCTAGCCTTCCAGTTACATGATAGTGTATGTCTGCTAACATTCTTAAATCACGATCTGTAAGTTTTGATGTGAAAATATCATAACTATTATACATAATCATATCCAAGTCATCAACGTGTGAAATCATATCAATCATTCTTTGTTTAGTATCTTCGTAATCTGGCATGATATATAATAGTAACATTATTATTTAATTCTTTCTAACATATAGTGGTTTTAGATGTAATCATATCTACGCATCTTGGTTTTTCGGATTCAGGCATAAATAGAATTATCGATATAATTAAAAAAACAGAGAATATTATGAGTTTAAACTCATAAAGTGTTTTTAATAATGACATTGGCACTCACAGAATGTGTAATCAAATGGAACCTTACAATTGTCTTTATCACATAATTTTGGTCTTTTCCCATCAATGCCTTCTATACCATTATCCTTTACGCAATGTGAGCATACAGTATTCATATGTTTATTGTGTGAATCATATAATTATGCTTTTTTTAATACATATCTCACAATGCTCTACACATTGATCCTTTAGGTGTTCACAACTCTCATCATGACACTCATCACACCAGTTCTTGTAATCATAAATTGTTACCATTATAATCTGTCCTGATGAAATGGTCTTTGTTCGTGTTGTTCATATGTCATTCCTGTATATATTGCTCCACATATTTGACACAAGTCTTTGGGTATTTCTTTTGGTGTTTCTTTTGGTGTTTCTTTAACTTTTTTCTTACTTTTAGCAAAAGGATATGGATCTTTTATGTTATGGTCAAATACATTGGAACATATCAAAGTTCTTGCTTTTTTACCAAATATTGGATACCCTTCACTTTCTACTAATTTAATTCCCCATTTACTATTTCTTAGAATATTTTTTTGTTCGTGTTCATCTGCACTTGATAATACAAACCAATCTCCTTTCAATGTTTCAACCCTTTTTAGTAATTGATCATAGTAATCCCATACCTTTCTGTCACAGAATGCCAACTCATTTAGATCATAAGTAGCAAATCTCCACGGTGGATCTATCAGGAAAAATGTATCTTCACTATCATATTTATCAATTGTTTCCATAAAGTCCATATGTTCTACCACACTATCAGGAAAATGTTCTATACAATATTCATTTGCATGATCACTCATATCATTTAATACCTTTGGCAAGTCAACATATTCTGCTGTTCTTGCATATCCACTAAAAGGTTCTACCCATAATTTATATTTGGTTATATCAGGTATTTTTTCAATTATTGGTTTTGCAGTATATCTAACACCAGCATATCCACCAATCAATCTTTTACCAAATTGGCTTGTGGATTCTTCTCCAGTATTCCCACTTTTATATTGATTTCCCCATTTTTTTACTGTCATATCAATACACATCCAATTTGCTATATTTTATTCTTCTGATGTCATAAAATCCCAAATAATGACATTCTTTACAGTTTCCATGATTCCAACAATGTTTTCCTGTGCAACTACTTGCTTTGTAACATTTTTGACAAGTCTTACATCTTACCATATCAATATGCCTTAAGCCATATATCTTCGCCTTTGTTTGTTCTGGACTTTAACCTGAATAATTTGTTACAACAATAACATCTATGTGATTCTGTCTTTAGAAATATCTTACATTCACTACAATATTTTTGTCCACTACCATATCTTTTGACTTTGGGAGAATTTGGCAATCCCTTACATGATCCTTTACAACTCAATCTACACACAACCAATTCCATTGCATATAGTGCATTTTATCTTCAGTCTAACACCTGTTGAAAAATCAGCATTATAACCTCGACTATAACATTTTTTACAACTTTTCATATTGAATTATTTAACTATACAAATATAACCTTTATGGGCTTACTCTTGCTTCACAATTTATACATACCCACTCTATCTCATGTATATCATCTTTAATTTTTTCATGTTCTACCATTAATCTATTACATTTAACACACATCAATAATATATGATATTATGATTAATATTTAACTTATTCGTTATCGTGGTATTTCTTAAAATGTTTCTCACTTTCTAATATAATATCCACAAAATCCCCTTTCATGATATAATCACAATCCTGTGCTGGACATTCAACGTGGAGTGATTCAGTTAAAGTTTCCTGTAGAATATCATTTATCTTTTTCCTCTTATTCCACTTTACAATCTTTTCTGCACATTGGTACATGTGGATTGATCCAGATTCACAGTATTCTCCACAATACCAGCATAGCATATTATTCATGGTTTAATAGTAATAAAAAAGCATTTCGGAACTGGCTTAATAGAATCCACCTTGTTCAAAACTGTATTCTTCAAAACCAGTTTCACTTATCATATAATGTCTTGTGATTCTGCCTTGAATTTGTTTCTCTGGTGCATACCATGACCATTCTTGGATACTGATTTTATCCCCTACCATTAATTTTCTCATTGGTATTCCATATACATGATTGTGTGATTTTCCACCCTCAATCATTGCGTGTTCTAATACTTTGTAAATATCCATACTTCCACCCCATGATGGACTTGGACTTTTACCAAAGACTTGTGAATATGATTCCATAAGTCTACGGCTTCCGTTATCGCCTTCTTTGTAACCTTTCATCATTGATCCTAATCCTGAACCTTTTTTCATTGGTGAGCCATCAGCGTTAAACCATTTTGGTTTCTCACTTATTCCCTCAATAAGTTTTGTTGCGACCTTATCTGATCCAGCGTTCTCTTTTTGTAAAAATACGGTTGCTGTATAGTGGTCTACCATTTGTGTTACTTGTTTCATAACTATACTCTAGATAATACACTTATTAAGTGTATTGATTAGTCAGATTCTGTCTTATCTAATCTTAACTCTACAAATACTGGTAAGAATAATGATTTGCTATCTGCTCCTTTTCTTGAGATTACTCCGTTACATTTTACTGTAATGATAGTTCCGATTAATTCTTCTTGTCTAGCCCAAATGTCTTTTCTAGTTGCATCGTCTAATCCAGTTCCAACACTTGTTTTAATTGAACCGTCACTATTCTCAACTTGGATTGCTCCAGTCATTCCACTTGCTTTGCCAGTTCCTTCTGCAAATCCAACTATTTTCAAGTCCATCTCGATTACTTCTTTCATCTTGACACACTGTTTGGATCTTTTATCTTCCCAAGGATGATCATTATTCTTTAAGATAATACCTTCTTCGCCTTTTGCTAATTGTGTTCTAAATAATTCTTGTGCTTCTTCCAAGTTTGCAATCTCGAATGTTTCTACGACTTTGAATAATGGGTTTGCTGGAATTGCTCTTAATCTTGATAATCTCTCAACTCCTGTTCTTCTATCTACACCTTTGTCAAAGTCACATACATCGATTAAATCCCATGCCGTAAATCTTACTCTTGCAACTTCCTCATCACTTACAGTTTCAACTACGGTTTTGTTTAAGATTCCATTACCAGTTTTTCTATCCAATAATTTGCCGTCACTATCAACTACTGTTAATTCTCCGTCTAACACAACATTGTCTATTCCAGATAAGATTGCTTCAAAATGTTTGTCCAACTTTGTCATTGTGTTTCCGTTTCTACTAAACACTACAACTCTGCCGTCACGTTTTACTATAACTCCTCTCATTCCATCCATCTTGGTTTGTGCGAAACATGGGAATTGGATTCTACCTATTTCCTTGTTTGGAGATACTAACATTACAGGTATTTTCACTTGTGCGTTGCTTTTAGACATATATTATGTGGGGTATATGTTCTATAAGAATGTATCTAATCTAGGGTAGTGGATAATAACCATTCATTGAATCAATCCACACTAAAACGTGTGAATATGCACTTCTTGGGAATGTATCATTATCATATACTGTGTTAGACATTCGAATAATATCTTCAGTTCCATCTTCCCATTCTATTACTAAAGCCATGTATCTATCTTGATTTTCTTCATTAACTATTACTCCACCAATATCTTTACCTTTGTGTCTTGCTTTTTTACCTACCCAAGTCATAATAATATTGGATAATATTTGAATATAAATATTTAAAAAAAATATCTTTCGGAAGTTCAGGGTAATCTGGGGTTTCCTAGATAGATGTAAGTGATCCATCCTCAATGCTGACATCCTCTAACATATGATCTCCTCTCGAAGTCATTTCTTTTTCTTGTTCTTTTGTGATTGTACCACCAGTGACAAATTCAGACTTGGTTCTTAACAGTTTGAGATCTTTCTCGTCTTGCTCGATGGTATCAGCAAATTCACTACATCGCACACTTACAAAAGCAGTTGGATCTTTTTTTGAAATATCGCCCAACAAACTTAGTATTTCTTGCAATCGAGGTTGTGCATGGTCTATCTCGATTATCAGTTTTATGTCATCAGGGTGTTCTGTTTCCAGATCTCCTTTGATGACTTTACCTCTTTGTTTCATACTATACCCTACATAATACCCTTAATAAATATATCTAATCTAGGGTATTTCAGATTTTTCCTTTCTAAACCTTAATTTTAAATTATCAAGGTATTGTATAACATCGTCATCATATTTGAAATGGTCATAAAGTGTATTGAATGTTAAATTTTTGTGTATTGATGTATCGTATGTTGATCTTTTGAGAATATCGAATGTATGGTTTATTGTATTTCTTCCATTACGTAATCTTACCTTAACCAGTGGACTTGCATTGTTTATGAGCCATATTCCACATTGTACTTGATTGACAGACATTTTTAGTTTATCTGCAAGTATATTTACACTTCTTGTACCATATACTTTTTGTCCTGTAACCCTACCATGTTCATCCCTTGTTCTTTCTGAAAATGCTTTTTTCTTTAAGATTTCATAATAATTGTGATATATTTCAAGTTTCTGAAAGTTGTTTACATTACGTCTTTCCATGTTTGCTTCAACAACATAAGCTTCCTCCTCCTCATATGAATCAAAACTCATTACTCTATACGTTGGGTTCAACCCCAAGTTCTGACATACTTCAAATCTACTATGCCCATCAAGTATGAAATAGTTTTTGGATACAACTATTGGTTCTCTTTGACCATTCTTCATTATTGATTCTGTAAGTATCTGCATCTCATGTTTTGACAGTCTTGGTATCAAGTCAAAAAAGTGATCATTAATCTTAAAAGATCCAAGTGGTAACTTATCCATTTTATTATTATTTTAGTTATCCTATTTAATCGTTATCGCCTAAATCTTTCAAATAACCTTCTTGTACCATATCGTCTTATTATTGCAAATACAGTATACCATATACTTATCTGAATCATCACTCCCCAATCTGATGAAGCAATACCATCAACATACATTGGAAGAACTGTGAAATTTAATATTGTTGATACAATTAATCCTAATGATACATCTATTAAAGTCTCAAATAATGATTTCTTCTTCGAATCCATATCTTTAGAAAAAAATTAAATTGCAACTAATCTAGCCTTTTTAGTGACAACTACCATTGAGATAATTGCTACTACTAGAATCATCATTGCTATTGTGCCAAACTCTGGAATCACGAATGTTCCAATTATTTCTATACTACTTGCTTCTGCTGAAAATGGTATAGTTAGTGTTCGGTCTGTTTCTGTTGTGACTTCGGTATATTGTGCTTCATACCCATCCACAAGTACAAAGAATACATCATCAACCCCATCTATTGTAGAGTCTATTATATCCCTCGGAAGTGTCAAGGTTATTTCTCCACCGTCTGCATCTAACAATTCTATTGTAATTGATAATGCATCTGGATCACTGAATATTATATCCACTTCTCCACCAGATATTACATATTCAATATCTGCAAGTGAAGGTTCGTTGGAAATATATTCTGGAATTGGTGTTCCATATTCAATTGTTGTAGAAGTCTCAAATCCCTGACTTGTTGTGGTTACTGTATAAACTCCTTCAGTAATGTATAACTTTCCTCCAACTGTAATGTCGGTTGAGTAATTCCCTTTATCATCTATTTCTATTTGTGCTATTGTGATCAAGTTACCGTTTGGTGCTGTGACCATGAGAATTACTGGAGTTAATGTACTGTATCCACTCACTTCCATTATTTCTATTCCGTTGTAGTTTGTTTTGTCTGTTGCAACAGAAATGCTGTCTACACTGTATGCACTGTTTGATTCCATTGTATCAAGTGTGTATTGTGTTTTTGGTGTTTCGGCATTTATTCCACTGATCCCACCTACAATAATAATTGCAGTTAGTATCATTAGTAATACTTTCATTATGGTACATACAAAATAAAGATTATAAGAATGTATCTAATGCCAAAGCAGTGTTACTCGATTCATAAAGTCTTTCACACATGATCCTACAAATCTTCGAACTGACTTGTAGTTTCATTTCCGAAACTTCGACATATTATCCACGGTATAGGTCTATAATAACCTATCTAATCCACCACTTGGAAAATTACAATCCAATTCCTCTATATCTTTCTGCCTTATCAGATATGCATCCTTTGGGTGCGTATCTCCTAATGCCGTAAATGTTCTTTTCCTATCATGTGATCTTTCTACAAGTTTCCTTAATGCATCCACCTCTACCATTATGCTTTTTACCCCTGTATCGAATATCCAATATCTTGACTTTGTTGTTGATAATGCACTTGCCTTTCCGTTAAACTTTACCTCTACAACAATATTTCCAGTTTTTTGTGACATCTTGTCGGACTTTACCTCAATTCCGAATGAGCCACTTGGTATGTAAATATCCCACTCCTTGCAATATCCATCTATCATATGTGCATCAGGATATGTTTTTTGTATGATAGCTAGGTGTTTTGCCTCAATTACTTTTCCTCCTGCTAGATCACGATGGAATGTTTCCATTATGGAATATGACTTGTGTGGAATATTTAATGGTTTATCAAAATAAAAATGGAATGTTTCCATTATGGAATATGACTTGTGTGGAATATTTAATGGTTTATCAAAATAAAAAGTTTGGTCTATCTATTGACAGAACCATTCTTTAGAAGTGCCGTTTGCTCTACGAGCATTTTGGTTGACCATTTGTGATACACTTCCAGTTGGTAGTGGTATGTTATCATAAGTGATTTTATGTAAATCTACACTTAGATAACTTATTGCCTTACTTGACAAAACTTTCACATATTTTCCATATGCATCTTCTTTTACAAGACCAGACCATATACCACCTCTTGGACATTTTGGACATTTTACAGTTAAATATCCACTTAATGCTTCACTGGTAACTTCATCTACTGTGTAAGTAACTAAATCATCAGTGGTTAATCTACATAGAGTAACCTTATGACCTTCATCACATTCACATCTAACGTCTTTACCGTTGTTGAGTAGTTGTTTTCTCATGTATTATCTAGGGTATATGATATTAATAAGTGTATTGATTGTGGACAAAAAAAATTGCCAATAAACACTGTTTATTCCTAATAAATAAAATAAAAAAGAAAAAAGGGATTAATCTCCCCGATTGATTTTGTTTTGATAGAATAGATTATCTTCTATCATTTCTTTTGCTATTGGTTCTGCAATATCAGCTTGTAGTTGTTTGTCCTGTTCAGTTGCTAGATAGTTTCCATAGTTTTCCATGAAAGCATTGTATTCTGACAATGTTTTACTATTGTATC